AATGGGCTTGATGTAGATTTCTTGGTCAAACGAGTCTGCCCGCGTGTAGTCGGTAAGGACTCGCCAGTAACCCCAACCCATGCGCACGGCAAACTCAAAGGCCGTATCGTAAGCGGTGTCTGCGTCTGAGTTGACCTCAATATGCTTAAAAATTCCTGTCAGAATGTCCGCAACCTTAGCATTGGCAGCCGAGTTCATCGAGTGCGCTTTCATTCGGGGTCTGGCTTGGCGCTGCTGGTTACAGACCTGGCGGATAAAGCCGTCCAGTTTGTTAATCGTTAAGCAAGGTCTTGCCTCAAGGTTTCGAGAGTTTTGTACCTCTACTGGCCATTGATCCCCAGAGGAGAATTTAAGGTCATCCAGAGCATCCTGGCGGTTGTAAGAGTCCGCATCATTGGCGAATCTCAAGAATTTCTGTGCGTCTTGTATACGCTGGTCGTTTGCCATAGTCATCCCATCCATGATCCAGCCGGTTGATACGCGGCTCGTTTTATTACCGATTTGCGGGGCTCATTCACCACTAAACCTAGATATTTAAACGCGTCCGCACCGTGGGAAAATATGTCATGCAAAGGCGTTTTACTAAATTGCTTGGTATCTGGGTCCACATCATATCGGTAATGTCTTAAACATTGTAATCCTTGATGGCAATTTTCTCTATCAAAATAACACTTGTTGAATATTGTTCTGGCTGCATTGATAGAGTCCGCAGTTGGGGTTCTTGGCACAATCTGCACCTTGTAACCTGCTGCCCGAACTATATCGGCAATCGAGCGCCCAGCAGCTGCCAGAGTTGAGTTCTCAGCATCATGTGGCAGCCAAATGGTGTCATAGTGATAGCCAAACTTCTGCATCTCGGCCATGTAATAAGACATGGTCTTTTGACTGTCCTCAATGTATCGGATCAATCTAATCTCAAACCCAATGAACTGCACAAACCAGATGGCCGTATTGTCCGCCCAGCCAAGGTCAAAAACGGCATGAACGCCTTTCATTTGCTCGTAAGGAACTTTGGTAATTCGTCCCTCTAAGTCCGCAAGGGTAATCTCATTGGCAAACACCGCACCATCCACGGTCTTACGGCAGATGCCCTCCCAGACTGTGTTGTAGGCCTCAATGTCCCGCATATGGAGGTTATCTTTCTCCTCCCGTAAGGTCTGTGGGAACCAAGGGTTATCGCGCCAGGTAATCTTTTGCACCACCGCATTGGTAGGCGGCGAGATAACGAACCGCTGGTAGGTGTCATCGGTCTCAAGTTCAGGGTTAAAGGTAATCCATATTTCGGAGTTGTCCTTACGAATGGTCGGGATAAGGACATTCCAGCTTGTTTTAGAAACAGTCTGCGCCTCCTCAACCCAACAAATATCAACGCCCTCAAAGGATTTGACATTGGTAATATTGTTTTTAAGGCCAATAAAGAAGAACTCAGAGCCATTCTTACCCCGAATGCTGGTCTGGGTTACCTCGTAAAACGACTCTAATCCTAGACTGTCAATCTGGTCTGTCAATAATTTGTGTACAGAATCTTTGATAGAGACCTGAAACTCACGGGCGCAAAGGATGCGAATTGGGTCTTTTGCTGCCTTAATCAGTAACGCTCTGGCAACTCCCCAAGATTTAGCGCCACCGCGCCCACCATAAAGAATCTTGTATCGTTTTGGCTCAAACAAAAAAGCCAGTTTTACGGGGAACTCTGCGTTAGCTACTGCTTTATCTAAGGTCTCAAGCATCTTGGGGTTTTACAAACATGACCTGAATGCCAGACAAAAGCGGGGTTCCATCGGCGTTTTCCATCTGGTTAATCTGCACGGCCTTACCATCCAACCGGTCAATGACCTCTTTTACCGCCCAGGCCTCGCCTTGTTCAGCTTGTGTGATCAACTGCTTAACAATGTTTTCCAGCTTTTGAGGTTCTTGAGTCAGCACCTTTCGGAGCTTGTCATAAAACATCTTGCCCTTTACGGCATTAGAATTTCCTATCGGTGCGGCCATAGTGATTAACTCAATCAATAAGTTCCAGTTACATAATAATAAATCGTTTCTTGTTGTTTGTGTTAATCTTATGGTGTAAACTGTTTACTCTAATGGAGGGGTTATGGAAATAATCAAATCGGAGTTTTGGCATATCCTACAAAAACATATAGCTTTGAGAAAGGGCCAAGATGAGCGCAAATGAGATGGCGGATGATCTGGATAAGTTTGGCCAGTTGTTTAAGGATGTGGCTGCAATGCTGCGCTACCAAGAATCTGAGATACAGGTTTTAAAGCAAAAATACAAGCAAGAGTTTGAGTATGTAGAAAAGTTACTGAAAGAGAAAGAATTATGAAAAAAATAGTCTTTTACTGTGGCGTTAATGTAGAAACTGGTGACGCTTATATACGCAACGCACCAGAGTATCTCGCTATGACCAATGAGGAGCGGTTTAACGCCATATCCTCAATCGTGACCGAACTGTGCCAAGAACTGAGGTTTGTCTACGCTCAACTTAATACCCAAGAAACTGCATCAGAGGGTCCAGAGACTCTGCAGTAAACCTTTCCCCTTGGTGAGACAGTCGCATAGAACCTAATATATTTTCATCGGTTGCGCCTTTAGCCCTCTTTTCTGCAAACAGTTTAGGGAATAGCATCTCTGCTGGAACCCATAAGTCTCCTGTCTGCCTATTTTGCAGGCCACCAACATAACGCCCAGGTATACCAGCAGAGTAAGATTGATGGTAATACGATGGGGTTTGGATGCCACGGCCAGGTATAGCCTCAAAAACAGTCTGTCCTACATATCCCTTCTTTAAGCCTGGCTCTAACATTACCTTAGATAAATCTTCGTAATTAGGAAAGCCAAGTTTTTGGAATTTATATTTAGACATTTCATCTGATATTGCTGTACGCAGCTGCCCAGGCGTAAAGTCCTTACTGGTCTTAGAAATCATCATTTCTTCAATATTGGGCGAGGTAATGCCGGCAAATTTCTTAAACGGTTGCGTTGGTACTTTTGTACCTTCTGGTGTTGGTTTCATTACTACATAATTTTTTATGGCGCTATCAAATTCACGAATGGCATCTTTTGACGGGCGCAGCGTATCTAATTGGCGTACAAGACCTTGTGCCATATGGTGGCTAAAGTCCACAGACTTAGGCGAGCCAGCCAAAAATACGCCTAAAACATCGTCATCGCCAAATTTACCAAAATTAGCGATTTTGCTTGCTGCAGCCGATGGTTCGGACGCGTGGGCAATGTCCTCTGCAACATTAGATTTAATAAGTGGATACCGCCGGCCAGCTTGTTGTATGACAGGTTTACTTAACGGTACACCCCTAACTTGAGACACATTACCGCCTAATGCGGACATATCACCAAATACTGGTACAAGTCTTTTACCAACCAAGTCTTTTGGGTTCATGCCAATTTCGTTAATTAGGTTTAAGCCAGGTGTCGGGGTTACTATATCTTGACCAGTTGCCCGCAACTCCTCGCGCCGGCGCACCGCCTGAACTGCTAAATCGCGTTCAAATTTAGAAATGGCCGATTTTTCAGCAGGCGTTAAATTTGTTTTATTTGGATATAACAGTTCTCTAATTGGTATTCCAGCAACATTAGCGCCACGCTTAAATGAGCCTAAAGCAGCTGCTGGTGCTGATCCGCTTGTAGCTAATCCACCGCCAGCCACATTAGTTGCAACATTTAATGCCTCTTGCGGGGTGATTTCCTCGCCTTGCGCTGCCCGTCTTGGGGTCTCAAAGGCCTTTACTATGTCTACTAAGAACTGTGGCGCAATAATGTCTGTGTAATCTATTGGTGGGCTCATAACAGAGCCACGCCCCTCAGATGGCAAACTACCCCGCGGACGGGGCAGAATGGATAGCCTCTCTACATTCGGATCGAATATGTCAGACAACCTAGCCATTATTTTTTCTTCTTCTTGCTTGCAGCCTCACGCTTAACCGAGTACGCAATAGCTACGGCTTGCTTAACTGGCTTGCCCGCAGCAATCTCAGCTTTGACATTCTTTTGAAATGCCTTTTTGCCAATGTCTTTAATAAGCGGCATTACTTTTTCTTTGCAGTTTTAGCCGATTCTTTAAATGCTTTGGCAGTTGGCGCGCCCTTGGTGCCTGGGCTTCGCATCTTCTCAGGAGTCTTTCCAGCAGCCTTTTGGCGCTCGATCCTCTCCCTTTTAGCGTGAATATTGGCATAAAGCCCAGGTTTAGTAGCCATGATTACGCACCATGAATGACAGCAAAGTTAACAACAACGGCTTCGCCTAATGTGCCGGCAGTAAAGTTACGCAACGAAATAGTTGCTGAACCAGCAGCCAAATTGGAGACATAGACTAAGTAAGCGCCTACAGTCGCACCGCTTGAAATACATACGACCAAAGTGTCTTTAGCGCCAATAGTAGTGTTATTTAAAGTAAACGAAACAGTAGTAACCGTTGCCAAATTAGCATTATTCATGGTGATCTGACCCGCTGACTTGTTTAGGGTTACGGCGGTAGATTTGCTTGTTGCCTGAGTAACTGTACCCTGTGCCTCTGCGGAATAACCTATTTCGCTACTGGCATAGACGGTTGTGCCTACAACAGTAGATGGTGTGGTTGCCCCAATAGGGGTGTTATCTACTGAACCACCAACGATTTGTTGATCTTCGTATGCTACACCGATTGATTTTGAATTTGACATGATTAATTCCTTTTAGTTAACAATTCCAGTTTTTAAGAGATGCTGCTTTTCGGGTGGGCCTACCCTTTTCATCTTTCATTGGCCCAGGCATTCCGCTCATTCTTGCGCAAAAACTTTTTTTACGGCCTTCGTCAGCTTTTGTTTTAGGGTTTGGAGCAGGTGCTTTAAGGTTTGCATTATTTTTTGCATTGTATGCCGCCCTTCCTTTAGCGGTCATGCCCGCACCAGCTTCGGTAGGTTTGTAGTTCTTACCCTTACCGGTAGTGGTGCGCGCAATGGGTTTATTAGTGGTTTTTGGCATTATTGTCCTCAACGAAACAGACATCTTTCCAAGACATCACAAGGTATTCTTCGCCGTCAATCTCAAATCTAGGGTAAGACAAATAGTCCTCAGCGCCCCCAAATCGAATTCTCTGGCCTATTTCTATAGGATTAGGAATCAATCGGCCTTTTTTGTCAATCTCGCCAGGTCCAACGGCCAATACCTCGCCGATGTTAGGCAGTTCATCCATGATGACTTCAATCACCTGGCTCTTGACCCGCTCAACGGGTCTTACAACGATTCGGTCACGCAGCGGTCGTATCATTTTTTTTGCGCCTTTTGGGTGCTGGAGTGGCTGCCAATTCCGTGAATATTGGCTGCGGTGGCACCACGACTTGGTGTTCACCGCACCACATCCCAGCCTGTTTGGTTACTGTTTCAGGGTAGCGCCGGCAATGGCCGAACTGCGTACCTTGAAAAAATTGGCAATTTCCGCAGTTCACTTCTGGTACATTTCGCCAGAGTTGTTCGTACCCATCTTGGTATCACGGCCTTTCATGGCCATTTTCTCGCCCATCGGCTTGTTTTTGCCCTCTTGCATCACGGCGTTTTTGGTCTTTTCTTTACGACCAGGGTTATCGTTGCAGTCTTTTGGGCAGTTAAATGTGTTCATTTTGGGTTCCTTATGAGAGTTGTTGCAGTTTATAAAGCAAAGAGTCGATCAAATCGGTAATTTCGTCAACAGTATTTTGTAATTCGGTGTCTTTTGGCAAGTGTTTTCTATTCTCTTTGACATACTTTTGTAGGGCTTTAAAGTATTTGATAGGGTCTTTCTCTATCTCAAATTCTTCTTCAAAATCGCCTACTGGGCCATATTTACCCATCCAAGACTCAACCAACTGGTCTACGAGGTCTGGAATGGCGTTATAGTATTTTGCCAAGGCCTTATGCTGCGCATAGCTTTTGGTCTGCCAATGCTGCAAATGCGCACAAGTCGCAGAGTTAAGTAATGCCAGCGAGAATGCTTCGATGTCTTTCATAATTCCTTCAAACAGTACATATTAATGACCTTCGGCCCTGTCATTTTATCTGCTTTTGCGCCTTTTGTAGCAACAATTTTATTCTGTTGATGCACTAATTTCCATAATACCGCTTTAATGGAATGGGGTTTAGCCAACAGTTCTTTAGCAATCTCAGCTTGCGTAATGTTGGGTTTTTGCTCTAGCAAGGTCAAAATATCTTGCGCAAGCCGTGGTCGGCGTTTTAACTTTTTCATAATAAACAGTTCCCTATAAAACTTTTACTTTTACCATACCGCCCCGCTGCTGGCTAACTTTGTATGTGCAATTAATCCGTTTGTCGTTGACCTTCCAGGCATCGGCCAGACCGTCTTGCCCAGCTTTAAACGAGGCAATCATATTGTCTAAGTCCCTCGGACGGTTATCTGGCGGGTAAAACTCCACCTCTAAGAAAATAGGTGCGTCCTCTACGATGTGTTCAATAAACGGTATGGGTTGCTGCAACGCTAGGATGCGAACCGCAAACCGATACTTTTTCTTAGCCGATGCAACTGGTCCCCAA